AGTGTCGTGCTATCATGGCGCTTGGCTACGATGTCTCGTTCCCCGTGTGTAACTTTAGTGGTGACGTCATTGAGTTTTATGGTACGAACCCTTCGGGCCATCCACTCACAGTGATCGTTAACTCTCTGGTGAACAGCTTGTATATGCGCTATGCCTTCAGTTTGCTCAACCCAGCAGGACGTACGTGCACGAATTTCAAACAGGTTGTGGCACTTCTTACCTATGGTGATGACAACATCATGGGTGTGAGTGCGCAAGCTGGCTGGTTCAACCACACGGCCATTCAAAAGGCCATGGCAGTCATTGGTGTTGAGTACACAATGGCTGACAAGGGTGCTGAGTCGGTGCCATACATCAACATTGCTATCTGCTCTTTCTTGAAGCGCTCCTGGCGTTACGAGGCAGAGTTGGGTATGTACACGTGCCCGTTAGAGATCGAGTCGATCCACAAGTCGCTGACTGTGTGGGTACCTTCGAAGACGGTAACAAAGTACAAGCAGATGGTGGATGTCATCACCAGTGCCAACAACGAGTTTTTCTTTCACGGACGCGAGCTGTTCGAGAAGAGACGCACGTTTTTCTCACGGGTTCTAGCAATGGAACCCTACTCACTGTATGTGGGGGAATCGACCCTGCCGAGCTGGGATACCCTCATCGAGAGGTTCCGGCGGGCGTCACAAGATTCTAAATTGATCCCGGCACAATCCACTGGTTTTGGCAGACCAGTGGGTGAAGAGAAGAAATAGTCAGGCAACACAGAAAATAATACAGAAAGAAGTGTTGAGACAGTCACCAGAAGTACTGTCCCTGTATGTACGTCTCAGAGCGCGTATATGCAGAGTAATAAGACTCTCTTTCAATTGCAGGCTGAGGAGATCACAGAGGAGATCTCAACATTGCCCGCGTCCGGCTTGGAGATGACGAGTGAGACAGTCACGTTCATCGACAATGCCGAAGGGGAAGTGATCATGGCAGGTTCAGAGGTCAATGCTATCGCGAAGGTAGATGGGACTGAAGACCTGCAACTTGGTCGCTTCCTGGGGAGACCCACAGCCATCCACAGCTTCACGTGGAACACAGCGGACGCTATCGGTGTGAAAGCAACGATCAAACCGTGGTATTTGTTTCTCAACAATGCCAATATGCGCAAGAAGATTGACAACTTCGCCTTTCTCAGAGGTAAATTGCACATCAAGGTTATGGTCAACGGCACCCCGTTCCAGTTTGGTCTGCTGCGGACATGTTACAGTCCTCTGTTGGGATTGGTTTCAGATAAGATTCGGGCACCGCCCACAGGCAACGAGCCACTTCTGACACCATACTCACAGCAGCCAGGTTTCTTCGTGACGCCTGCTGCAAATGCAGGCGGACAGATGGAGCTTCCGTTCTTCTACCACAAAAACTGGCTGGACATCACAGTTGGCACCAAAGTACAGGACTTCGGCACACTCAACTTCGTCGTTTACGCGCCCTTAGGGGTTGCTGTGAGCGGCGGTTCGAATGCTGTTACTGTGCAAGTGTTTGCTTGGATGACCGATGTCGAGTTGATGTGTACCACCTCTGCTCTTGCCCTACAGGGTGATGAGTATGATGAAGGTCCCATTTCTCGACCAGCCAGTGCGATCGCAAATGTCGCTAGTTACCTCACAAAGGTGCCAGTGATAGGACCGTTCGCACGTGCGACACAGATAGGAGCGAAAGCTGTAGGTTCCATTGCGAAGATC